CAAAGCCTGCGCGAACGCTTCACATGAAAACGAAAAAAATCCGCGACAAAAATCTTCGAAACCCCCTGGCATCGCCTCCCCCCCCCACCCCCGGAAAGGACCGCCGGAGGTAGCAATCACCCGGCGCGATGCCCGATTTGCCAGGATTTCGGGTGAGCGCCGCCACAGAACCGGACCGTTACCCTGGAGGCAACCGCCCCGACCCGACGGGGCGCGACAGACAGGAGGGCAGATGTCAGCATCACCCGCAAACGCCGCAGCCCAGATGGAGTACTGGGCCACTTGCGGCCCCGGGAAACCCCAAGGAGGTGACTACAGCGTTGGATACTCACAGCCTGACCGGTGGATGGCGTACGAACGGTCCACGGACCTCGGCTGGCTCACCGCCGACGCCAACATGGACTGCTCCGCTGGTGTCGCCGCCGCCTGGAACTTCGCGTTCCACGCCGACGGAGAGCCCTGGAACTCGTCCGTCATGTTCCCCCGGGACACGTACACCGGCAACATCCGCGGCTACGCCGTTTCTCGCGGCTTCGAGGACGTCCACTGGGACGACAGCAGCCTCTACCCGGACGGCGGCCTCCAGGTCGGCGACTTGATCCTCTCCGAGGCGGCCTCCGGAGGTGCCGGCCATGTCGCCATGGTCACCAAGAACGGGCTGTCCGAAGCGTGGATCGCCGAAGACGGCTCTATCGACGGGTATATCGGCGACCAGACCGGCTCTGAGTGCCGGTGCGTGTCTTACGAAGGCCACCTGTACACGCAGACGGCCCGGTGGACGCACTGCCTCCGCTATCTCGGCGGCACCGCGGCCCCCGTCCCGCCCTCGCAGGAGCAGTCCCGCGCCAGTCATGACGGATACGAACTGTCCTACGTGCAGCAGGCCGTCCTGCGGGCCGCGGACAACGTCGGCTGCCCCTGGTGGGCGGCGCTCGCGACCCTGTGGATGGAAACCGGCGAGTACGGGGCGAACATCTTCGGCCACGACGCCGGCGGCGCCTACTGCGGCGGCGGCGAAGTCACCGAAGCGAAGTTCCGGGACTTCTACGCGCAGATCAGCGCTGGCGCCACGTCTAACGGGGTCGGGCCGTTGCAGGTCACATACCCCGGCTACTTCTTCAACGACCCCGACCGGGCCTGGTGGGACCCTGAGAAGTCCGCTGAGATCGGTTGCGGCATCATCCGGGACCTCATCAACGCTGAAGGTGACTCCTACGAGGACCTGAAGCGTGTTGGGTCCCGCTACAATTCGGGTAGCGCGTACGGCGCCTACGAGGCGTACGGCGAACCCTTCAGCGACCGGTGCAGGTCGTGGTACAACTACGGGCGCCCCGACGGCGCAGGACAGGAGGCATGGGAAATGGCTGAAGGCGTTGACCTTCTCAGGGAGATCAGGGACCTGTTCAGGTCCGGACAGGCTGGCGACCACTTCGCCGGCGACATGAACTGGTACGCGAAGGCGACCTACGAGGAGACCAAGGCGATCCACGCCGCGGTTGACAAAGTCCTCGACGCGTTGACCCCCGGCCAGGAGGGCGTCAAGTCTGCGGGCGCGATCTACGGTGCTGTCAACGACATCCGCACTGCTGTGAAGCCTGCCGACGTTGAGCGGCCCGACGCTGCGAAGTGACCCCGCACATCGTCCCGTGTGCCGCCCATTGGTTCGCCGCTGCGGCGATCCTGGGCGCATACTGGGTCGGGCGGCTGGAAGGCCGTCAAGAAACAACAGAGGAGAAAGATGAACCTGTCTGCTGAGCAGAGCGCGACCCTGACCGCTGTGGCCGCTGTGATGTGGCCTTTCGTTCAGGCGGCCCTGGACAAGCCGTACTGGACTGCGGGCAAGCGCCGCGCCCTGACCCTGGCTGCGGTTGCTCTGATCGCCGCGGGTACGTGGTTCGTGGGCGCCTACCCGGCGACCGCGGAGGCCGCTGTCACCCAGCTTCTGTCTGTTGCGGGCCTTGTTCTCGGGGCTTTCAACATCCTGAAGAGCGTGAAGATCAACGGCATCTCGATCCTGGACTGGGCTGGCATTGTCACCCCCGGCGGCGTCACCCTGCGTGATGGCGGCGAAGGCAAGCACAAGGCCTGACCGGCCCTTCCCGCAGCGGATACCCCGCCAGCCCCGGACGGCCGGCGGGGTATCCTTATGCCCTGACCGCAACTGTTAGGAGATTTCTCGTGGCACGTCTGACATCCGCTAGGCGCCTGCGCAAGGAAGTGCTGGACGAATGGGACCTGTCACCCGTTGAGGTGCGGATCCTGGACGACATGTGCCACGAGGCGGAGCTGATCTCCCGGATGGCGAAAGAACTGGACGGCGGGGACCTGCTGACGGTCGGGTCGACCGGTCAGATGCGCCCCAACCCCCTGCTTGCGGAGATCCGCCAGCACCGGGCAGTGATGGCGTCTCTTGCGAAGGCTCTGCGCCTGCAGGACGACACTGACGAGGCCCGTCTGGCACGGTCGGAGCACGCGGCGACTGCCGCCGCCGGCCGCTGGGGGCTGACGCATGGCACGTCGGCGTAACAGCACGCCGGTCGAGGTCAGCGAATGGGATGAGACCGACTGGCCGGCAATCAAAGCTTGGTACAAGGAGCGCCTGGCCGGGCCGGCCGTGCTGCCGGACTGTGCGTGGCCGCCGGTCGCGCACGGCCCGGTCTGGACCATTGAGGGCGGCCGGTGGCTGCTGCCTGACAACACCGTCGGGTGGGACGTGCTCGCGTGGGCGTCCTCCTCGCTGGTCGGCCCGGGTGGCGGCGCGTGGACATTCACGCCAGAGCAGGCCCGTTTCATCCTCTGGTACTACGCCGTGGACGCCGACGGCATGTTCCTGGCGCCCACGGTCGTCCTGCAGCGGTGCAAAGGCTGGGGGAAGGACCCGCTGGCCGGCGTGATCGCCCTGAACGCCCTCCTCGGCCCCTCCCTCCCGCAGTCCACCCCTCAGGGCGTCCGCGGCCGACGCGAGCAGACACCCTGGATTCGCCTGCTCGCCGTGTCGCAGCAGCAGACCGAGAACACGATGGGGGCGATCCGGGCGATCGCCCCCGCACAGGTGCAGTCTGAGCTCGGCATACGCGTCATCTCCACGTACGTGCGCCCCACGGACGGCTCCCCAGGCTTCATTACTGCGATCACGTCGAACCCTGACGCCGCCGAAGGGTCCCGCGCCACCCTGACGATCTGCAACGAGACCCAGAACTGGACGGCCTCCAACGCTGGAATCGCGATGATGGGCGTGGTCCGCGGCGACGCCGCGAAATCGCCGCCAGACCGACAGGCGCGCGTACTGCACATCTGCAACGCCGCCCGTGTCGGCGTTGAGTCGGTAGGACTCGCCACCAGGGAGGCGTGGGAGCAGTCCCAGGCGGGAAAGATCCGCTCCTACGGACTCATGTACGACACCCTAGAAGCGCCCCCGCAGGCACCGTTGACCGCGGACGAAGCCCCGGAAGTCGTGAAAGGCGTCCGCGGCGACGCGACGTGGCTGTCGCCGGACCGTATCGTCCAGGACGTCCTCGACCCGGAGACGCCACCGTCCGAGTCCAGGCGGAAGTGGTACAACCAGGTCAGTGCCGCCGAGGACGCATGGGTGACCAGGGAAGAATGGGACGCCTGCTGCGCCAAGGACCTGCCCGCCCTCGACCCCGACGACGAGCTTGTTTTGTTCTTCGATGGCGGCAAGTCGGACGACGCGACCGCTTTCGTGGGCTGCCGCATCTCCGACGGTGCCGTGTTTCCGCTCGGAGTGTGGCAACGTCCGCCTGACGCCCGCGCCCACGGCTGGGTTGCGCCCCGCGAAGAGATCGACCAACGCGTCCGCGACGTACTCGACCACCACAACGCCGTCGCCCTCTGGTGCGACCCGTCCCACGCCAAGGACGACGAAACGATGGTGGCTTTCTGGGACGGCATCATCGACGGCTGGCACCGCGACTACCGGCGGAAGCTCCGCATGCCCGCCTCCAGGCAGCACGCCACCAGGTGGGACATGTCAGACCCGTCCCACACGGCACGGTTCGTCCGTGGAGTCAACCGCGTCTACGCGGACATTGAGGCCGGCGCCCTCCTCCACGACGGCGACGCCCGACTCCGCGCCCACGTTCTCCACGCCCGCCGCGTCCCCTCCAAGTGGGGGCCGTCTATCGCCAAGAACCACCGCGAGTCCAGAAAAAAGATCGACCTTGCCGTCGCCATGGTCGGTGCCCGTATAATGCGTGAAGAGTACAGAAATAGTCGCCGCAGAGGGCGCGGAAAGGTATGGTGACCGCCCATGAGTGACCGCCCCTGGGAGAAGCTCGCTGAGGACACCGCCGAGAAGCGGTGGGAAGCGCAGCAGCGACAAGAGGACCTCGTCCCCGGGTCGACCACGCCCGGCATCGGCGCGCCGCTCGCGACCGTGGACGGCGGCGGCAAGAGCGCCGACCAGAGACGCCTCCGCGCGCTCGCGCTCGGCCCCACCCTCGCTCTTCTCGTGGACACGCTCGGCCGTCAGATCATCGCCGACGGCGTCACCCGCGCCGCCGACCAGCAGGGCGATCTCGCCGCGCTGTGGGCGCCGTGGGAGCACGCCGGCATGCCGACGCGTCAGACCGCCCTCTGGAAAGCCGCCCTGACCGACGGGGAAGCGTTCCTGCTGGTCGCCCCGAACGGCCCGACCGCGAAGCTGGAGGCCGCCTCAGTCGCCCGTGTCGGCGTCGACTGGGGTGATGACCCCACCGCAGATTGGCCTGCCCGCGCCGTGTTCCTCACCAAGGCCGGCCGGCCGACCCTGTACGTCACAGCCCAGGACCTGATCCGTATCGACCGTGCGGGCAACCCTTACGAGGTCGTCCACCACGGCCTCGGCTACGCTCCCGTCTGCCGTTTCGCCCCCTACCTGTCCATCGACGGCGACGCAGAGTCCCTCGTGGACCGGCTGCGCATTCCTGCCCGCAGGTACATCAAAACGGTCCATGACCGACTCCTCATCCAACACTCCAACTCGTGGCGCGTGAAGACCGTCACCGGCCTGGACGACCCCGGCAGCATCGAAGACGCCGAGCGGATGAAAGCGCACCTGTCAACCTCGTCGATCCTGACCGGCGGAGACGGCGTCCAGTTCGGGTCGCTGCCGGAGACCAGCATGCAGTCCGTCCTCGACGCCGAGCGGGCCGACCTCGGCACTCTCGCCGCGCTCGCGTCCGTCCCATCGTGGTCGCTGTCCGGCTCGCAGCTCGTGAACCTGTCCGCTGACGCGCTCGCTGAGGCAAAGTCCGCAGAGCGTGCGCACATCACCGCGATCCAACGAGCCCTCGGCCGGCCGCTCCTGAACGCGCTTCGCGCGGCCGCCCAGCTAGAGCGCCGCCCCGGCGATGCGAACGACTACACGCTCCGCGTTGACTGGCGCGACACCGAGGCGCGGTCCCTGTCGCAGGCCGCGGACGCCCTCGGGAAACTATCCCAGTCGCTCGGTGTGCCCGCCCAGCTTCTGTGGCAGCGGATCCCCGGCGTGTCGCCCGCAGAGGCGCAGGAATGGCAGGAGTACGCGGACGCCCACCCGTCCGAGCTGGAGGCGTACGCGCGGGCGCTCACCGCCGACGGTGAAGGCACTCCACCGCCCGTCGAGGAGTCCTGACCGGTGGCGCTCACCGCCGCCGGCGCCGCCCTCACCGCCGGATATCAGCGGCACATCTCCGCGATGGCCGCCGCCACCGGTCTCGCCGTAGCTGACGCCATGGGCGACATCGACCCGGACGACATCGGCGGCGCCCGCCACTACGCGGTGAAGAAAGCCGCCGACGCCATCCAAGCTGGCACGCGGCAAGGGCGAGCCCTGACCGCCCAGTACCTCAACAGGTACGCCCACGCCGAAGACATAGAGCTGCCGACACTCCCCGCCATCCGCCCTGTCGGACGCCAAGACGCCGTCCGCACCGCGTTCTACTCCGGCCCCGTTCGCGCGAAAACCCTCATCCGCCGCGGGATCAGCGGCGAGCAGGCCGTCGCCGAAATGCGCGACTGGGCCGCCCAATGGGGGCGCACCCGAGTCGAGTCCGCGTCCCGCGACTACGTCATCCAATCCGCGAGACGGACCAGGCTGAAGTGCCGGCGCGTCACGGTCGGGAAGACCTGCGCGTTCTGTTCCATGCTCGCTGCCCGTGGCCCCGTCTACACCGAGGACACCGTCACGTTCCGAGCGCACCGCTGCTGCGACTGCACCTGGGAGATCTGCAAGGAAACCCCCAACGAATGGCTGAAGCGGTCCGCCACGTCTCGCGAACTACGCGTCAACGCCGCCTACCGGGAAGCCGCCGCGAACATCCATGCGTCCGGCGAAGCTTTGTCGGGCCGGGCCGGGCGCCACAACGTCACCATGGAAATGCGGCGCGTCGCCCCGGAGCTGTTCTCTGACGGGTGGAAGACCCGCTGATATATACTGCACGCAGCACACCAAGAGGAGGAGCTAATGGCCGATTCGAAGCCCCGCCCGGACGCGTCCGCGTCTGCGGCATCCACCGACAGCGACGCCAAGGCCGACCCGAAGTCGGTGACGGGCGTCGAGCAGCCCGCCGAGAAGCCCGAGGACGCTGCCCCGGAG